CATCACTACAAAAGCAGAGATAGTTATATAATTCATAACTAGTCCTATAAAATAGAAATCACTATCCGATTCTAGATTTTCCATAAGAGTACATACATGATCATCACATCTTTGAGGAACAAATATGATTAAAAGAGAAGAAATCATTACGCGATATAATTCAAGTGATACGCTAATAACCATATTCAAGTGTTGTTGAAAATCTTGGCTTGTAACATATGTTATAATATTGTCATACAACGTTGACTGAATATTGTTATCCATCGTTTATTTATATTATAAGAATAAAAACGAATCTGCAAATATTTTCATTATAATTCGATATTTAACGGTCGTAAAATTGATACATTTTTACATTATAATATACCAATAAAATGCCAGTATGTGAATATGGTAGTTGTTCAATATCCGCATGTTTCAATGTATATGGAGAACAAAAAGCAAAGTTTTGTAGAACGCATAAAACAGATGATATGATAAATATTGTTGATAAATTATGTGAAACATGTAACATAAAAAGGGCCATGTGTAACTATAAAGGCAAATCTGGAGGTATATATTGTATTGACCATATGTTAGAAGGGATGGTAAATGTAAAAGGAAAACGTTGTTCATATAAAGGTTCAAATAATGAAATATGCTATACTGCTCCAATATATAACTATGATGGTGAAATAAAGGGTAAATATTGTATCGAACATAAATTAGAGAATATGATAAATGTTACTGGCAAACGGTGTTTGAAGAATGACTGTAACAGAATTGCGCAATTTAATTTTGATGGAATGAATAGTGGTATTTATTGTTCTCAACATAAAGAAGATGGTATGATAGATATAAAACATAGGCGATGTGAATACGATACCTGTATGAGCCATCCTTCTTATAAATTTGAAACTGATACGAGCTCTAGATTTTGCTCAAAACATAAATTAGAAGGGATGGTAAATGGTAAACATTCAATGTGTAAAATGGAAAACTGTAATAAATCTGCAGGATATAACCTTATGGGAATAAAAACACCAATGTATTGTGTAGAACACAAGAAAGAAAATATGGTAGATGTGAAACATCATTTATGCATGGAAACTGGATGCGACAAGCGACCATTATTCAATTATGAAGGGTGTAAAAAGGGTATTTATTGTGCTACTCATAAAAAAGACATTATGATTGATATAATATCGCCAATATGTATATCGGAATGGTGTAATAATTACTCAAATCGGCGATATGATAATTATTGTATAAACTGCTTTATTCATTTATTTCCAGATAAACCAATTACTAGAAACTATAAAACAAAAGAGAAGGCAATTGTAGATTATGTAACAACGACATTTGATAAATCATGGATTTATGACAAACGAATTACAAATGGTTGTTCAAAACGACGTCCTGATTTATTACTGGATATGGGAACGCATGTAATAATTATAGAAATTGATGAAAACCAACATATTAGTTACGATTGTTCATGTGATAATAAAAGATTGATGGAAATTTCACAAGATGTAGGACATCGACCAATTATATTTATTCGATTTAATCCTGATGATTATATTGATTCAAATGGTCAAAAAATAAAAACTTGTTGGATTCCAAATAAATCAAATGGATTATTATATATTCCTAAAATAAAAAATGATGAATGGAATAATCGACTAGATGTCTTAAAAAATCAAATTCAATATTGGTTAGATAATACTACTGATAAAACTGTTGAAATTGTTCAATTATTCTATGATAAAATGTTTATATAACATAATATAAAAAATAATATAAATATAATTTATTTTTTAATATGTAGGTATTTTTCATTTTTTTATAATTTAGTAAATATTCTCGAAATTATTATCTTTAGGAAGTATATAAAAAAACCTATGGGAGGAGCTTTAATGCAGCTAGTCGCTTATGGCGCACAAGACGTTTTTCTTACTGGTACTCCTGAGATAACTTTCTGGAAAGTTTCTTACAGGCGCCACACAAATTTTGCCATGGAATCCATTGAGCAAACATTTTCCGGACAGGCTGACTTCGGTCGCCGTGTTACATGCACAATCTCCAGAAACGGAGATCTTGCTTACCGCACATACCTTCAAGTTACTCTTCCTGAGATTAACCAACAGATGTCCTCAGCTGGACAAGGTGTTTATGCTCGTTGGTTGGACTACATCGGTGAGCAACTTGTTGCTCAAGTTGAAGTTGAGATTGGTGGTCAACGCATTGATCGTCAATATGGTGACTGGATGCACATCTGGAACCAACTTACCATGACATCTGAACAACAACGTGGATACTTCAAGCTCATTGGTAACACCACTCAACTTACATACATCACTGATCCTGCGTTTGCTGCTGTTGCTGGTCCTTGTGCCGCCACAGGTGCCCCAACACAGGTTTGTGCTCCAAGAAACGCTCTTCCTGAAACGACTCTTTATGTTCCTCTTCAATTCTGGTTTTGCCGCAACCCTGGACTTGCTCTTCCTTTGATTGCTCTTCAATACCACGAAGTCAAGATCAACCTTGACTTAAGACCTATTGGTGAGTGTCTTTGGGCTGTTAGCACCCTTGGAATTAACACTGCCGGAACCCTTTCTGTCAGCACTGCTTACCAACAGTCTCTTGTTGCTGCTTCTCTCTACGTTGATTACATCTTCCTTGATACTGATGAGCGCAGAAAGATGGCACAAAACCCTCATGAGTATTTGATCGAACAAGTTCAATTCACTGGTGATGAATCTGTTGGTTCATCTTCCAACAAGATCAAGTTGAACTTCAACCACCCTGTCAAGGAGCTCATCTGGGTTGTTCAACCTGACGCAAATGTTGATTACTGCTCATCTCTTGATGGTAGCCAAACCTTGTTCAAGGTCCTTGGTGCTCAGCCTTTCAACTACACTGACTCGCTTGATGCTCTTCCTAATGCCATCCATGCCTTTGGTGGTCCTGCTGAAACTATCGGTACCAATGGCTTCATTACATCTACTGGTCTTTTCCAAATGGCTGGTGCTGTTGATGTTGCTACTGGTGCAGGGGGTAATGCTGCTTGGCTTGGAAACACTACTGAAATTCCATTCCGTCCTAACGATGGTGCTGCTCTTTCTGCCTCTGGTCTTTCTGATGCCGGAACATTCGTTCTTGCTGAAACTGCCCTTGACATGCATTGTTGGGGTGAGAATCCTGTTGTTACCGCTAAGCTCCAGCTTAACGGCCAAGACCGCTTTTCTGAGCGTGAAGGTTCTTACTTCGATGTTGTTCAACCTTACCAACACCACACTCGCGCACCTGACACTGGTATCTGTGTTTACTCATTTGCTCTAAGGCCTGAGGAACATCAGCCCTCAGGGTCATGTAACTTTTCCAGAATCGATAACGCTGTTCTCCAACTCGTGCTATCGTCTCCTACTGTTTCTGGAACTGCTACTGCCAAGGTCCGTGTCTACGCTGTTAACTACAATGTTCTCCGTGTCATGAGTGGCATGGCTGGCGTGGCGTATTCAAATTAAACGGATAATATATATACATGTAAACAATATAAAGAAAATTCCATATTATATAATATATACTATGTAAATATGTGGTATTCGTATTCAACCTTCATTCACTAGTAATGATTTTGATGAATATACTGACATATTAGAAGAACAGTATAATATAATTGGCTTTATTGATGGACATATATCAAAAAATAAAATATATAATCCAATATGGATAATTCAAGAACATAAACAAATATATCTATTATTATTTTGCGGAGGCAAAGATATATTTACAAAATTATGTCCTGAAGCTTATAAAAGAGTATTAGATTTTGAAAAAAATATAAATGGAAATAAAAAAATAACCTGGTTTTCAACTGAATATATATGTGGTAGAACAATTGAAATAGGAATGTTATACATACATCAAGTTATAACCAATTATTATAGAAATGGAAGCGGAACGGGTGGATTAAGTGTAGACCATATTGATAGAGATCCATATAATAATATCTTATCTAATTTACGAATCGCTACAAGTGAAGAACAAAATAATAATCAAAAGGGGGTGATACCAGGAACAAAACGTGATAGACAGTCCAACGCAAGAGAACTTCCTGAAGGGGTCAGACATGAGGATATGCCAAAATATATGAATTATAATGTGAATATTTGGGATAAAGAAAAAAACAAAACAAGAGATTTTTTTCGCATAGAAAGACACACATTGTTATTTCCAAAAGTATGGGAGGGAACAAAGTCTATCAAGGTTTCCATACAAGATAAACTTGAACAAGCCAAAAAAGTATTACAAGATCTGGATAATGGGATACTTCCAGTTCGTATAGAACGTGATTTACCAAAACATGTTTATTTCGCAAAGATATACGAACAACCTTATTTGGTATATGATAATAGAAATACGAAACATACAAAACAAATGAGGATAAAAGATAATTCATTTGATATAAACAATCCTGAAAAAAGAGAGAAACAAGTATATATATTCAATCATCTTATTCTGAAAACATATGGAGAAGATGAATCGGTTTTACCTGAAGAATATGAATATTGTGGAGAACCAATTGACGAAAAAGAATTAAACGAAGTATGTTTTCAATTACCAAAATATGTTTGTTTATTTAACGAAGGTGGAAATACAATATTGGCATTTCATCGAATTGTAAATGAAAAAACTCTTAATAAAAAGATGAAACTGCAAAATAATTATAATCTAGAAGAATTATCAATACCATTATTGGAAGATATTGAAACTGTTCTTCCATTATTGAATAAAGAAATCATAAAAAAATATGGAAGTGAATATGCCATAATAGAAGTAACAGAAGAAATGGTTGAAAAAATCATGGAAGAAAAACAAAAAGATCAAATAAATGGGTTTCCGATGTATGTACGAATACAATCTTTTCAAAATGGTCATTATTTGATATTTGATAAAACGGTTAATAAAAATCGTTTGTATACAAATATGAAATTACCTCATAATTATAACAAAAATAGAGAATTACAAAACTTCAATAAAAAAATAATAGAACTTTATGGAGAAGCATATA